TGGTCGAACGGTGGACAACGGTAAACGCTCTGTGTCAAAATGCAAAGCTGGAAGTCCGCATATTTGTGTACAAGACCTGTCCCGTTCTAAACCGGGGAATGAAGCGGGCCAGAAAGAACCCAGGCACAGCTCTGGAAGACGACAGTCAACGCTACCAGCACGTGACAACCGCTGCAGGCTATGGAATCTGCTATACGAAAGTGGACGAAACGCGAAAATCCTCATCGGAGCCAACGGAGCCAGACAGGAGTATCTCAGGCGTAAACCTCGAATAGTCATGGCTGAGGATGAGGGAAAGGACCTCCCGCTGGTATCCGAACGGAATGAAACCTGTCAGGCAGGGCTCACTGACCCGTGCGGCCACGGCCTGATTTTCGAGGTCCTGAAGGGTCACAGGTCGGCCTTTGAATATGCCAGCCTGATTGTATTCTCGTCGGGATTGGTTTCTGGCGGGTCCTGGACATAGGTTTCCGGCTTGCCGACGATGTATTGGAAAATGAAATTCGCCCGAATCGGGCACGCTGTTTTGATCGTTTTATGAACTAAGGACGCCGCTAGGAGCAAGGCTGCAGGCGCTTGCCGATCTTCTGCGACCGCTGCAAGCTGATCCCTGTTCATTGCCATGGCCTTGCATAATGCCTCAATAGCTGCAATTTTGCATTCGTCCTTGAGCCTTTGGGTTGAATCGGGAAGCTTAGGCCGACCGCTTGGATTGCCTGATTGCCCTTTCTGCCATGCGTTTGCGGGTTTTAGATTTGTCAATCCTGTTCCCTCCCTGTTAGCAGGACTGCTTTTTCGCCGGTTATGGTTTCCCATCTTTGGATAATGATATCGCAATACCCAGGATCTAGCTCCATTCCAAGGCATTTTCTGCCTGTCTTTTCTGCAGCTATGATTGTGGTTCCTGATCCGCAAAATGGTTCATAAACCCAATCGCCTGGGTCTGTGCAGGCTTCGATATATCCCAGAGGAAACTGAACAGGGAAGCGTGCAGGATGGTCAATGTCATCCCTGGCCTTTTGCGGGGAGACTGCATATACAGTTCTCAACTGACTGAATTCTGAAATAATACTGGATTCCGTTTCCTTCAATGTTCCGTCTGCCTGCCTGATTGTTCTTCCCGTATCTGTTCCATGCCGCTTGTTCGGAACGGTTCTTTTCAGTTCCATTGTTTGTTTTCCAAAAACAAATATCCATTCATGCGTGATTGCGAACATTGCGGTTTGATTCCCAATGGAACCGGCTTCGCCTTTGTCCCATACGTTCCAGCTCAAAAGCTTTAGCCCTGCAACTCGAGATTCGTTGATATAGTCATCCCAATATTCCACAACCTCATGATCACGTCTTGCCAAGCCGAGGTTCACAGCGAACAGTTCGCATGACGGCGCGGCTGTCGAAATAAACGTGGCCAGGTGCTCGGTGGACAGTTCCTTCCCCCCTTTGTAATCCCTCTGATCAGCGTACGGTGGGGACGTGAAGCAAAGGGCTGCCTTTCGATCACCGAAAAGGCTTTGCACGTCATCCCTCGATGTGCTGTCACCGCATTTCAGTCGGTGTCCCCCCAGTTCCCAGACTTCCCCTGGTTTGACTCGAGGTGGCGCGGTTTCAGGAACTTCATCCTCTATCGATTCGTTGTATTCCTTTTCAGGTTCCGGGCTGTCCCCAAACGAAAGGTCATTCAGATCAAAACTCAGGTCAGGAAAATCGAAGTCACCAAAATCGAAGTCCTCGCCCTGGACGAAATCGGCGAATCCTTTTTTGTTGATTTTGCCGTACTGCGACACAGCCAGCAGGACCAGCTTTTTTGCTTCCCGATAGGTTTTGGCAGACAAAAAGGCGCAATTTATCATTGGGACTTCGATTCCCTGCTTGCGCATTTGCGTCAGAACTGAAACGCGCTGGTGCCCGTCAATGATATAGATCACGTCTGCGTTTTCCCAAACGTGGACCGTGAAACTGAAACCTTCCTCCAGCAAGGACTTGCGCAGTTTATTAAACCGGGCGTCATCCATGACTTTGAGCGTGCCCTGGAATGGCGTGAGCCGGTCAATGTCAACCGGCTCGGTCTTTATGATTCGATTGCGGATTGATTCCATTACGACAATACCTTGATCGATTCATCCAGCTGCGATCTGAGATAGTCGGCAATGCGGCTGACTGCCTCCATGCGCCATGCGCCGCCGTCTGTCGGGAATAGGGCAAGCTGGGGAAGGGTCATGGGATTGTCAGAGGTTTTGATACCGCGAACAAAGAACGGACTGGGTGGCTGCTGGACTTCCAGGAAAGTTCGGAACGGTGCCAGCATGATTTCGGCCGGGAGTTCGGCGCGGGTTTTCAGAACAACCCCAGCTTTTTGACCCACGGTCTGGGTGAAACCGTCGTCGGTCACTTCCATTTTGGATTCGCTGCTGATATTGCCGATCACCCGAATCAGGTCATCGACGGCCGCGTCGGTAATGAATCTGGTTCTGAGTTTGATCAAAAAGTCCTCGATCGAAAGGTATCTCTCAAATGGGAATGCCTCAGGCTGCAGCGCGGTTGTCGCTTTTGCATAACAGATCCGCTGCGCATAGCAGTCCACGTCCTCGCTCAGCAGGAGGACTTCCTTTTCATCGACAACATGAGCGATCAGATTCTTAACCTCGACTAGGTTTTCCAGCTGTCGATTCGCGAACTGCACGAAACTCTGCAGCGTATTAAAGTGCAGCGGTTTTTGCAGAGGCGTTGTCAGCTGGGTCAACGGCCTTGATGAAAAAGTTCGGCTGTCATCATAGATAATTTGAACTTTTGAAAATTCATCAACCACGTACTGCAGAAAATCTTTTAGCATTGGGTTTAGTCCTTATAAGCCTTGATTGACTTGATATTGCCCGATTCATCGAACATCTCACGTTCCTCGAAATTGTGCGCGTAGGCCTTGGGTTTCCCCCGTTCCTTGCGAAAGAACATCAGCGAATCAGCCTTGATGACGGCCGACAGGGAGGTTTTTGCCTGAATGCTGACGTTCGCGGTATTGCGTTCCTTGCTCGGCTTGATTTCGAAGGTGAGGGTAATCTTTCTCGTCTCGGTTGGGCTCCGGTTCTCATCGAGAATGTTGCTCAGGACTTCCTGCATAGCGTGGTCAAACAGTTCAACCGCTGCGCCGTGAGCTACGGTTGTGATATCCATTTTCGTCAGTTCATCAGCCATTGGAGAATTTCCTCATTCTGATTTGAAAAGGGCCATGATCCTATCGAACAGACCCGCTTCGTTTGGTTTCACCGATTCCGGTAACTCAACATGCGGGTTGAGGGGAATGATTCCCCCGTTCTGGCAATGGCAAGCTTCCGTTGAAACTGCGTTCAGTCTATCACCTTTCCCGCATGCCTGCCAGCAATGGACCCAAGTAGTCTTGTGGATGACCGCCGGGGGGGGGACTGATGCGCATGAGGATAGGAGACAGGCGATCAAAAGTCTCAGGGCTACTTTGATCATACGCGCTCCAAAATCTCGATGGTCCAGTCGGTGGCGAGAATATCCGAAACCGTTGGAACCCATGGAACGAAGTCCCCTTGCGCCGTGTAAAGCATCAGATACGGACGAAATTTGCAAATCGTCCCCTCTGGGATTCCGGTCGCGAGAGCGGTGTTGTGGTTGACCGGAATTCCGTTCGGATATCCCGCCTGCCGAACCACGAATTGTCCGCTGGCGTTCCAGCTGGAACGGGACGCTTTACTCTGCCAGCCGGTCTGCCAAAGCCGGATTACCAAAGCAAAATCGACGTTTTGGATTTCAGCGAAACCGTCAAAGGGCTGCAATTCATTCCTGGCGTAAGCTTGATAGTCAATCATAAGGCGATACCTCAAACGTATGCGGTTGAATTCATTGGGCACAGAATATCCTGGATTCTTACAAAAAAAAAGACTTAATTGTTATGAACAAATGCCGATAAGAGTATTTATAAGGCGCGGGAATGGACCCGGGCAGAGATGAAAAGGGAAAACGCCATGAATTCCCCGAAGTTGAAATACTGGAAAGATATCATAAAGGAAAACGCCATGAATTTCCCAAAGTTGAAATACTGGAGAGATATCAAGCTAGCAGCTGAATCCGACAAAAGCGGAGATAAGGTTAAGGCGAAGGAAATCAGCGCGTGGTCCGGCGAATCATTTGAAACCTGCATGAAAGAAATCAAAACAATGCGCAATGCGCTGAAAGGTAAGAAATAATGAAAACCCTAATATTGCTCACCGCCCTGATTTTGACCGCCTGCGGCACCGATCCAAGCCAAGGCCCGATCACTACCCAGACCGCTGAGACGGTCCCAGACTTCAGCCGCTGGTCGCGCGAGCCGGGTGCGATCGATACCTGCCTGATGGTTGGGACTGAGCACTTGTCCTGCACAACTCAGTTCACCGCCGATGACGAAAACTGTGGCAATGCGACGTTTAAATTCGTGTCCATCAAGGAAGGCTATATGTACGTGCAGACCAAGGTGAACGTGATCATTCGTCAAGGCGAAGCGCATAGCCTGACCTTCGATGAGAAGGCTGAGGTTTTCAACATAGTCGATCAGTATGCTGAGCAGTATTACCACGTGTTTCAGTGTGAAGGACAAAACGGATGAATAAGAGAAAACTCCCGGGCTTCACAGACGAGGAACACCGGTTGACCCAGGTCGACGAGGGCTCAGAGATTCTCATATGCCTGATAGGCGGTTTCTTTTTCGTGGCGGCGCTGACTTTTATCGCGGGTGGACTATGAAGAAAAAAAAGAAACCAGGGCCTAAGCCTTTGATCAACGGCACGCGTCGGACTTACAATATCAGCTTGAACAATGCGCTTTTCGTGCGGGCATTGGCCGAAGCTGAGGGCGTGACGGAATCGGAAATCATGCGGGGTTTGATTGACTACGTGCAGGCGCAATATGAGCAGGTTGGAAGAATTTGAAGTGTGAACGACGGGATTCGAACCCGCGAAATCCCGCTTCACAGGCGGGCACCTTAAGCCACTCGGTCACGTTCACCACACAAACATTTTTTGCCAACCCCCGGATTTGAACCGAGCCCGCGATCAGCTTGAATGCTGCGCTCCGTCATGGGTGAGCCACTGAGAACCCATCCCAGCAGCAACATGCCGGAAACAATCAACCCGGCGGGGATACCTTCGGTCGGCAAGATCGAACACTAACACTCCGAAAATAGTTTGGCAAACTTGGAGTTTTCAGTTTTCGTCCCCACCAATTGGCCATTCAGGGTCCAGAAGCCAAAGATGTTGAATATTCTTGGATTTAGAATATCGGTTATCAACCTCCCATCGTCCGCTTCGAACCTGTTTTGCCATTTTCATGCACAAAGCTTCAGACGGCATATTTCCGGATTGAAGCGAAAAGGAAATATGATGCTGTGGACAGCGAATGCCACTTTCGAAATTCGTTTCGATGATGATTCGCAACTGCCCAACAAGCCATAATCTGTTTCCATCAGGCATCGTGCCTAAAAAGAACCGACTCCAATCTGTAGGCGGTTCAAGCTGTTCAATCATTTTTTATTCCACCTTCACTTGTGGGCCTTGTCATTAGCTTCCCCCATTCCTGTTTCCGCTTGCCAACTCCCTCCCATATCTATGATCCAGTCTTCGGACTTCAGCGTGCCGTCCTGATAGAATTGCCGCTTCACCTCGACTCTCACCCGTCCCCTTGCTTCCGTTGAAAGACCGCCGAGCAGTGAACCGAGTGTTTCAAGGCGCGGCGGCGGGTTCCCAGGTGTTCTCTTCGGCGTCTGTGCAAGCCGATCGATGATGAATTCCTGGCCTTGGTGATCGGTGAATTTAAACAGCGTGCCCGCGAAGTAGTCGTTCGTCCTGACTTCTTCCAGCACTGCATCCCGTTTGTCGGCAAGTGCTGCGTTGATTTGATCATCGAGGGAGGGAATATCGAGTTCCCATGGTTCTTTTGCAATTGCTGGGGTTGTGAGTAAGAGACCGATGATTAGGGACTTGAGCATGTTTCAATCCTCCACTTGTGCAGTTTTTTCGAGAAACGTCGCACCGAAATTCGCGTTGACCGGTGATTTTTTCTTGCTGATTTCCGCTGCTCGCTTCGTGATTTGTGCAGACCAAGCGTTGTCGCACGCTTGCCGGATTGATGAGCCGGTGTACGTCTGGTTGTAATCCACCACAACTTTATATTTCGTTTGGATTTCGTTCGACTCGATTCTCAGTCGTCTGATTTCGCCCAGTACCATTGCTTCCATGAGGCAATGCAGGCTGTCGGGTGATTTGAAGGTCATAGTCCCACGTCCTGTACTTGAAGTTTTGTTGGATTAGGCGCGGTGCATCTGTGCAGCGCCCGCTGCAATTCGCAGTCTGTCGCGATGGTCCGCAGGATTAGATTGGCATGCGTTTCTTTTTCCCAGCGCCCGTACCAGTAGTCGGTTTCTTTCTTCTGTCTTTGGTAAAGCATGACCCACAGGAAAAGCACCGCTATCTGCGTGACTAAAGCGATGACATTCAACCATTCGGTGAGGATTTCGATCATTTTTCGGCGTCCTGCTCGAAAAGGGTATCGATATACCCGAGGTGAAAGGCCATGCGGGTCACCAGTTCCTTGAACATCTTTTCTCTTACAACTATCTGCACAAATGGCATTTCAAGCCAAGTCTTCTCACCCGCCCGAATCAGCTGGGAAAGGCTCACTTGCTTGGTTTTTTCCAAATCGATTTGCGGTTCCACCCGACCCCCTGGAGGGCTTTGATTAGCCCGTCGACTTGTTTTCTCTCCTCGCTTGATTTTGATCAGCTCAATGCAGTGATCAAGGAGACTGTTCACCTCATCCCATGTCAGCTGACGGCCTTCGTGCTTAAGGGCTTTCAAGGCTATCATGCTCTCAGATACCAGAGCGGTATCCGTGTTGATTTCAATTTCCTTGCACTCGCGCTGACGGTCATACGATTCCTTTTTGCAGAGAGGATTTTTTCGATGCTCACCATGACTGTATGCTGCTCCTGCCATTCGACCGAGATTTTCTTCTGATACGATGTAGAGTTTTTCGATTTTCATTTCTCAGGCCTCGGTATGTTGTTCTCCAGGCACTTCAAATTCACGCGTCATGCCATCGCCTTCTTCTCGATTACTCGTTTGTCCTGTTCCAGCTTCCAATCCTTGCCGGTACCGCGCCAGCCAACATTCGGGCTGAGTCGGTAGACAGGCCCGCGCTTCATTGATTTCTCGATGAAACCTTTTTCCCTGAGCCGACGCATGATCTTGGACACGTTGGTATGGTGCATTTGCAATTCTGTCGCAATTGTTTTTTGCTCGATGATAATCTGATTCTGCATGCCTACCTTGGATATCAGAAATAGCAGCACGCGGACTTCCTGAAAAGAAAGGTCCTGGTCCTTTGCTACCCGCTCCAAGTCGAGGAGAAACATGACTGCGTACTCCTTGTCGTAATATTTTCTCTTGGGTCTCGTGAGAAATGGGATTCCATCCAATTGCTCACCAGTGAAAGCGTCAACCAATCGCGTCATTCTGAAGTCCGTTTCCAATCAGGTATCTCCGCACAACAAGGGGAAGTTGGTCTCTTCAGTAAACCTACTTTGTCCCTGATGCCAAGTACCAAAATTGGAGCCCTTGCCAGTCAATGGCTACGCGACCGCTCTATTCTCTTCTCGGGATGTCACCCCCCAACCTCATAGCTACCGCACAGGCCCATGATGACCCGCTTCTGCATTTTCGGGGACACCCTGTCGAGGATATCGGTCACCTGGCCGAGGACATGGCTGAAAGCAGGCTCGGTCTGAGGCACCAGATAAGGCGCAGAATTCGTCCCAGCGGGTTGTGGCCTAACTGGGCTCGGGATGAATTCCACGGCCTCAGAACCCTCGTTTCCGCGCTGCAGAGGGGGACGCTCCACACCCATGGTTAGATCGGATACCGCCTGAGCCAACTGCTTAGGGTTTAAACCCAATGACAAAAAGGCCTCATGCATGCGTGTCAATAATTTCAATTCGCGCCCTGCTCTCAGGCGAACGGTGAATGCTGACATTTCCGTTGATCCGGTTCCAGCGAGGGAGAGGACTTCAGTGATTGTTGGCGTGCGGTTACCAGCCTCTATCTTTATCGCCGCAGCTGCGGCCTCTATCTCCTGCACGTATTCGATTTGTCGTCCAGTTGCCATGTTTACTACCCCTTCAAAGGAAAGCCCGGTTTCAGCAAATGCCGAATCCGGTTTTGAAAAATGAGAATGTCTCTTGTCTTTTACCAGTACGCAATAGGCATAGCCGGACAATAGTTTACGCGCACAGAGAGGGCAATAGCTTTTGTCCCTTTAAAGGCATTTCGCCGACCGTCGCAGCAAGCTGCTCGGGTACGCCGACTCCCTGCGCTCTTTGAGCGGTTTCGGATTCTCTTTTCAAAACCAGCCAAAGGCTCATTCAGGCGACGGGCGGCTAAGGGCGCGCTTAGCGACCGATAGCTCGGCGCAACCAGTTGAGACCGGGATGCCTGGAACGGGAACCAGCCCAACCCAGCCCATTGTGAGTGAGGGTTGGGGGATTTTTTATGGGGAAAGGGGATTTTGGGTTTTCCTGCCTTCTGTGCTTCGAGAGGACAGGGGACCTGAGACTCTAAGATAGGAGCGATAAACCATCCTAATATTTTCAATATGTTGGAAACAAAAAAGCGAACAAAACGTTCGCGTCGAACCCCCCAAAAGCGAACAAAACGTTCGCTTTGTATGTCATCATAGCGGCTTCTTTGGCGACTATTGCAAACTTCAAAACGATAGCGTAGGGTGAGACTTCATTGCTAAAAACACGATAAAACCCCTGGAAACAAGGATGTTTACATGGAATTCTGGAAACAATATTGCGTCGCAACGTTGGCTGATGCATTCGAAACGGGCGACACAAAAGACATTTGCCAAGCTGTCCTGCTTTCCGCAATGGATGAAAGCAATCGTGTCACCCTACGAATGTCAATCACACAGGCCATTGCACGCTTGACTAACCAAACTCAGCGCAGTATTCAGAAAGCGTTACAGGCCCTAGAAGCTATAAAATTTGGACGTCTAGAAGACACAAACACTTATGTTGTCAGCAGTCTTTTCGCATCCAAGTCGAAAGAACCCCCAAAAACGGGCTTCGGCCTACCGGAATTCAGTAAAGAATTTGAAATTTTCCTTGCAGAATTCCATGTAATTTTTGATATGAAAAAGACGATACGGCGTATGAAAAAGAAGGAAAATGACATGAGCCTGTTGATTCAAACTTTGACCAGACAACTGGAAACGAAGGACCAGCAACTGGAAACGAAGGACCAGCAAATCGATCGATTATTGATGCTGGTGGAAAAAATTGCTGGCGGCAAAACTGTCACAGCTGATGAGGCAATTCATCAATTGAGATTGATTCAAGGCGGGAAAGAATGAATCTTTGGCGATGATTCGCTGGTGAAGGAGGGGGAGGGATGACCAACGAAAAAAAAAATGCAGAATTATGGGTTGACTATATTCAGAGACTTGAGGCCGTCGCTGACGCGGCGAAAAACATGCACCCAGAATGCGGAAATCCATTGCCAACCGAGAATGGGTTTTGTGTTTTGCATTGCAATGAATGTGCAGAATGCGAGCTAAGAATAGCGTTGGCTGCGCTGGACGTAGGTGAGAAAAAATGACTGGAATCGAAAAAATCAGGAACCTTCTCGCGCTGCGATATGCGGAACTGAACAAATCCCCAAGCGAGCGCGACCCAATTGCATTGCGTGAAATAGCCGGTCGATTGATTGATGCAATCCCGTATCTACTCGGGCAGGTGGAAGCGTATGAAAAAATCCTGGGCTCCGTTAAGCCGATCGTGCAATGGGACCAAGCGGAAATGCGCGCTACAGAAATTGAGGTTGAGCAATGAATGCGAGAGAATTTATGCTGGCCAACCAGCGGTATACCGACGAAATGCAGAAACTAGCAAAAAATCTGCCAAAATCACCTCAACACAATATAGGGATTCTAGGCCAACGGGACGGCTATAATGAAGCGTTTGTGGGCGAATGCGGCGAGCTAAAAATGTGCCTGAAAATCCATACTGGCGACCGGGAAACTTGGACCTTTAGAAGTCCTGAGGATGCCCGCGCATTCGCAAACTTCATTCTTGAAATGTATCCATCATGAAAGTCGAGCAATGAACACCCCAGACATAGCGAAATCAGAGGACGAACTGTATTTCATGGCGACAATCACTAAGGCATATGTGAAGAAAGCGCCATCACTGGATCTAGGAATCCAATGGCTGATCGATGAACTGATCGAACTAGCCAAACCTTCTCCCAACCCTTGACCCCGGAGTTTTGTGAAATGAAATTCCTCTATTTCCCTTGCGGAATAAGACCAGGCCCTTGCTGTCCCAGCTGCCACTACGACGAAGAGGATGGTTATGCGGAATATCTATGCGAAACCATGATCGGCGAATACGAAGTTTCTCATTGCTGCGTAGTCTCACTGGCAAGGCTTGAGGAGTACGTGAAGGAGATCCAATCCCAGCCAGAACCTTGACCCACCATGCCTTACATGGTAATTTCCCTCTGCTCAAAAACTGAATCAGAGGAAACACCATGCTTCCAGTCGGCATACACCGGGATATTCCCTATTCCGAATACCATGCACACTATGGCCTGCGCTCATCTCATCTCAAAGTCATGCTGGACGGCACGCCGAGAGACTTCCAATATGCAATCGCCAACCACGAAGAAAAGAGCAGTGATGCGCTGCTACGCGGTGGCCTTCTGCATGCCATGCTGCTCGAGCCGCATACTGTGCGCGAGCGGTACATTCTCGTCCCCGAACAGCTGAGAGATAAGGCCAAAAAGGTATGCAACGGCGGCGACAAGGAAACTTGGGACGCGTACAAGGCCATGGCAGAGGAACAGAAAAAGCCGCTCATCGACTACCCCATCGTCCGGGATTGCCTGGGCATGGCTGAGGCTATCCGAAACCACGGGAAGGATGAGACCAACCCCGGGCTATGGCATAACCCCGACCGCTTCGGGCAGAAGGAACTGACACTGATAGCGGAAATCGAAGGCGTCATGTGCAAAGTCAGGCTCGATTGCTTGCTCATGGGACGCACGCTAGGCGGCACGATATTCGATATCAAGTCGATCGCCAAAGCACCGAATGACAGAAACCTCCAATCGGCCATTGCTGACTACTCCTATCACCTGTCGGCGGCCATGTACGTGGAAGTAGCCCGCGCGCTGGGCCTGAGAATAAATGAATTCGTTTGGGTATGGGTCAACCCCGATGCGCCGCACCATGTGCGCTTTACCAAGGCCAGCCAAGGCATGCTCGAAACCGGCCGAAATGAGTTTTACGCGCTCCTGAAAAGTGTTAAAACCAGTCGGCAAACAGGTATCTGGCAGGGCTATGGCGATCGAATCGATGAGGTTGATTTGCCGGATTGGTATTTCAAACGACAGTATTTCTGGAGTAACGACGAATGAGCATACCGCCTAAGGCAACGGGCACTATTCAGAAATCAGGCAGCGGAGCGGCGTCGGCTGGATCAATTGAGAACCGCGCGCTTGCCATCCTCATGGGTCCGGATATGCAGGCCCGGCTGCAAAGTCTCATGACCGACAAGAGCATGCTGGACCGCTATATCGCAGTCGTGACCGGCATTGTCAAATCAACCCCTCTTCTCGCTCAGTGTTCGCCCGAAAGCCTGATTGGCTGCATGCTCAAGTCCGCATTCCTCAAGCTTGAGCCGAATAATCCGATCACCCAAGAGTGCTGGTTCATCCCGAGAAAGATCAAGGGCGTCTGGACATGCAACTGGGAATCGGGCTGGAAAGGGCTCATCAAGCTTGCCCGGCGATCGGATCAGGTGACCGGCGTCTTTGCCGACAAAGTGTATGAACGGGACGTGTTCGATATCGACTTCGGCAAGCGAGAAATCATCCATAAGCTACCAGAAACCGACAAGATGAACCGAGGGAAACTGATTGGCTACTGGGCGAAATGGGAAGGTACGGACCCAAGTATGAGGGACGTTCGTTTTATGAGCGTCGACGATATGGATGCGCACGTAGATGCATTTGTCACGTCGAACAAGGGAGAAGGCGCGGCCTATTCGCCGTGGACTAAATCCTACGATGAGATGGCCCTGAAAACCATCGTGAAGAAAGTACTCAAGACAGCGCCTATGAGCGTGGAAGACTATGCGCACGCGATCGAAAACGAAGGCAACGTTGTAACAGACCCCAAATTCCAGCTGCCCGGCGCGAAATTCGCTTTTCAACCTACGACGTGTGACCTACTATCAGCACCCCATACCGAGTTTCTGGAAGTAGATTACGAGAACCAACCGGAGACGGCTGGGTCTGATTCTCCTGAGGCCAGCGCGCCGGTTGAGCAGAAGGTTTCGACCGAAGAGCACCAGCGGCTTGAAATCTTGGACAAGATCGAAAAGAAAATAGTCGAAAAGAAACTGGCTGCCGACGTGGTGACCGAAAAGGCTGGTATGCCGATCAGCATGATTGAACGGGCCGCGCTGCCGGAACTGGTGCGAATTTATAAGGTGTTGTCATGAGGAGGTGGTGAGCAAATGTTTGGATATACTATTATAAAAAAAGAAGAATTGGATCATTTACAGAGTAAATCAAGGGCATACGTGCGGGCTTTGTCTTATTCCTGTTGGCCGCACCAGACTTTCGTTTGTCGTTTTTTTAAGAGCATTTTGGAAGCGAATCCATGTTCACTCGATGGCTTATCAAACGCGAGGGATCAGTTTAATTCTGACCTTGCTGAATATGTTGCTCATGGCGGCAAGGAATCAGACGAATGTCGTAAACGATCGGTTGAGGCAATCCATTGGCCAAGGCACGATATTTTGAGACTGGCGATGGAGAGAATCCCGAAATGACCAAGCGCTACATCGTGACTGAGGAGCAGTTGCATGCTTTATTTCAATCGGCGGTCCATTGGGCTACCGTCTCTCATAATCCTGATCGTGCGGCGCTGGAAGAGGGGGAACCATGACCCAATACCTCACCATCCGCGAAGCATGGAAGTACCTCCAAATACCCGAATGGACTTTGCGGAAACTTGTGAAAACAGGGATCCTTGAAACCGTGAGAGTGCATCGGAACACATTTCCAGATAGTCACCGCTCAGGCATGCCGCTGGAAGTGCTCGCGATCCGGAAAGACGATATTGAAATTTATCTGAACACGCTGAAACCGGTCATGTGCAAAAACTGCCATGGATCGGGTTTGGCAGAGAATGGGGAAAGGTGTGCGCGGTGCTGAATACAAACGACTATGACCAAGTTATGGACTTCATCAGGAAGCGTGGGTTTGAGCACAAGCTTGACGTCATCATCGCCATGCAGGTTAAGGATTTGATGAAGAGTGGTAAGGAAGAATATTTCGAAACGGTCCAGCCATTTGCAGTGGCTTGCATTTCGATTGGAATGGAGTTGATGCAAGAGAAAAAATCAGCCAGTCCCCCGCGCCCGCCGTGTCCTCAATTCTGAATAGAGGAATTCCAGCTTGTCGGCGATATCATGTATTTCCCGCACCATGCGGGATTTGAGCATTTCATAGTCATCATTCAGCCGCTCAAGCTGCGCTAAATTCATCGATGCGACCAGCGAAAACTCTGAATCCAATTTCAGCTTTTCGACATTGTCTATCTGTGTCATAGCCATAGCTTGGTACTCGTCATGAAAATTTGCTGGCCCTGCACGACGCTGAGCCAGCCTTCGAATTCAAGCCTTGGTCTTATCATCCATGAGTAGCCGTAGGACCGTGTTTCAATCGGCGTCCCGCGTGCGGTGACAGCCTGATACTCAAACCACAAGTCGAACCCCCGGAAGGGGAAGACGCCGAGCCGGGCGTAATCAGTCCGCAGGTCGGTAAGCGGCTGGCGGTCACGCTCAGCCAGCACATAAAACCAGCGCCTGCCCGCGCGCAGAGAGAATCCCTCAAAATTGACCAGCCCGTCCACTATCCGGCGATGCAGACCGAAATCGATTCCCTCAACCCCGTTAAACCGCGCCTCAACATAGTATTCCGGCGGTTTTTCACCGGTCTGCGAGACCGTGTTGTCGGCGTTCTTCCCTTCGACTTTCAGGTCCTCTGTCGCCATCATGTACTTGACCTGGATCCATGGTCCCCGGTACTGGACCTGCTTGACAAAACGCTCCTGCTCACGGCCTAGACCGTTCACTTTCTTGATTGCAAGATCGTGGTTATTGCTCGCCAAACCAACCACGGGAATAAAATAACCGAGCTTAGCATCCAGATTATGAGAAGCATTGCCGTGGTATCCTATCCAATATCCTCGTGTCTCAGGTCGTCGGTCACGCCCATAAAGTCCATAGCTGCCAAAAGCAGTAATGCCATGATATCTAACAGCCATGGCAGCAACCGAATACATAGGGAACTGATCAGATTTTCCATTGGTTTGTATCCTCAGGTTCCGATAGTCAAGGCCTAGGTCGATTGCTTTCGCGCTGCCAAGTCCGAGGAATTCCCGCGCCTCTCCCTCGTTTGCAAACGTGGCCATGAATTGCTCAGTCATGGCCCGCCCGTAATCGGATAAAACGTCCCCACCATCGGTAGAGACGTGACAGGAGACGCAGGTTTTGTATCCATGCATGATTGTCTGAGGATAGCAGAAAGCTAGCTCAGCGATCAATAGTGCCAGAAACAGCGATAGTGTCCGCAATTTCAATCCCCTCATATCCTGCCTTGGCGATCCCGAATTCCGAAGTCTTCACGTCAAATTTAAAAGACCAGCCGCCGCCGGTTTTCTCGGCCTTCCCCTTGATAGGCTTTTCAACACCGTGAAGGGTAAGCTTTCCAGTGAAGTCCCCGCCAGCCTCAGGCATAGGGTCAAGTTTGAGCGTGGCCTTGGGATACTTCGCGGTTTCCAGATATTTCTCACGCATATGCTTTGTCCGAAGACCGGCATCAAGACTTCCGACGTCCACGGTAAACTCTCCGGTAACCTTTCCACCATCCACCTTTGGCTTCCCTGTGATGGTGCATCCTGTCCCCGTGAATTCCAGAATCCCGACGTCGGCTTTCGCGAAAAACTCGCACTTGCTGGCTGACACCGCGATGTCTGCATTGGTAAGAAACAAAAAAAGCATGGTAAACATAGTGAGCACGTGCTTTAACATGAGTCTAAATCCTTTGAATTTCGGGGTTAATCCAAACATTATGGCTGGGAGTCGGGGTTATGGCCAGTGAAAAAAAGGACGTAGTTCGGTTCAATTGGAAGTTTTTGCGGCTGGGCCTGAGGGAAAGGCTCATGAGTCAGATACTGCTTTCGATGAAACGGGAGAGGTTGCAGTGAAGTATCAACCGAGACCGGATATCTTTTACGACAAGAAACGAAAGCAATGGCAGGAACGTCTTGAAGATGGTGTCTGTGTTTTTGCGCCGAACCGATGTGCCAGGTGCACCATGACAACCGATGGTCAGTTTGAAAGATATTGCGACGAGTGCAATATGCATATGCCGATCGGCGAAAAGGTTATCGTATCTATTGTAGGTCTCTTGTGCGCGCTGGGCATTTTATGGCCTCTCATTTTCATTTTGATTTGGCAATCCACAAAACCCTAGGCTCAAGTCTGTTGTCGACGTGAAAGTGTTTGTCATAAATGCCGACTGAGAATCCCAATGCGGTCGCTGCAGTGATGAACTGGTGCCGCTGGATTCCGTTCCATCCCTGATGATCAATATCGGCGGCCATGCCTTGGGGGTGATAGCTGTCATCAGCACCGCCAAGCTTTTGGTTATAAGCCCTGGTCCGATACCCACCGCCCTTTGATATGCGGAATGGCCAGCCGCAAATGTTCCTCAGCCTTTGCAGCTTATACATGAATTCACTTTGCATCTTACACTCGTCCGTATCGGGCGATGCAAACTCACTCGCATAGAATGATTCGGTCAGACGCTTGTCTATCATTCGTCCTCACCTTTCATCATCGCTATCTCTTTTTTTAGGTCCTTGATTTCAGACTGCAGACTAAGAATCTGATCTTGCATCGTTTTGATGAGAGCATCCCTAGCCTCTATAGCATTTTTGTCCTTCTGCAGAACAAAAGCAGGCAGTTTTGCAATTGCAAAACCGATGATCAGCAAAAACAAGCTGATCGGATTCATGCCTTTGATTTCAGTCAATAGCTTGTCGACTTCCATTGCCGAAAGCCTCCCCCCTCTTTTCCCATATCTCTTGTGTGCATGCTTAAATACTAGCACACAACCAAAAGAAAGAGTCAGGCGAATTTCTTCACCTGACTCAACTTGCTCCAATTGCCCCTCAATCACTCTTCAGGAGAGAAATCTTATGAAATCTTTGCCGGTAGGCTGGTTCTGGTATCTTGCGGAGTGGATATTGCAGAAAAAAACTCGCGCTGTTTGATCGCAAGGCTGTCCTTACGGATGGAAGCAATGCAAATGCCTTCGATGAGAAAATGAAACAGCAAATCACCCTCGATGACTTCGCTGAATTCGAGAGTCACCCGGCGGCGAAGTCCGGCTTGCCGAGCCTGGAAATCGTTATAGTCGTACATCACCATCTTCTTCTTCCCCTCAAAAACTCAGAAACTTCGCTTTGCTCGCGGCGTCCATTTGCGTGGAATACGGCGGCGGCATGGTCGCGTTCTGCACCCGGCTCTTGGCTGAGCTAGCCCGAAAGTTGGCTTCGGACTTCGTGAACGCGGCACCGGCATGGCAGCTGATACAATACTGGCTCATGATCGATGACACCTCTGCAAAACCCCCGCCGGTTCCAGGGGGAGTCGGCGTCGGACTTGGTACCGGCGCAGGTGCCTGAGGTTGTTGTTGCTCAAACCCGCCGCAGGCAGCGAGCAGCGACACTAGCATGATGAAAACAAAGCGCATATCGCACATCCCTTCTAGAGTTGGCCCACGTCCTGAAAAAGAAGCAATTCATCCTGAAGAATGCCAAAGCCACGTACAAAATCTGCAGTAGCGACAACCCCGCCCGGCGCGAACAGGTTCCCGAATATCACTTTCGACTGGCTCGTGCCGCTCAGCTGTTCCAGGAATTCGTCCGGTTCAAGCCAAAGGTAGCCAGCGATATCCTCCACGGTCAGTTCTCCGCGCAGCGGCTGGATGAGGTTCCCCACAACCGGGTCAGCTGTCAGCGTGCTGACTCCTATTTGCTGGAGCGCCCGCGTGTGGTTCTGGTTCGCCACGTTCCTCCTGGCCTGGAATCTGTCCTCCCGATAGAACGTCTGAGCCAGCTTCTTCTCGGTCTCATTGAAATCACCGTTTAACCGCACGATATCGAAAACGCTGTCCTGGAAAAAGATTGCCGCTTCCTGGTGATGACAGTTTGAGCACGCTCCCAGCGTGATATCAGGCGGGAGACGTTTTCCCGACTGCTCGATATCCACAACCACGTTTGTCGGCGCGATCACCTCAGCGGCACCGCCCGCGTTGCTCAGGCGATAGCCGGTCATCAGGCCATTGGGCATGGAAAAGATCCATTCCGATGCGACGAAACCGAAAATTCTATTTGTGAGAAGACCAGGAATCTTTCCCATTTCAGGCAAAAAAGGATTTTCAGAAATCGAATCGTTATCTGCCAAGGAAACGTCATAGGTGACGAGTAGGAACCCGTCGCGCGATTGAAATAGACAAATGAGCCTTGGCTTGCCCAAAGCGATCTGAGACCGTCCCCCGCCCGCGCAAGCGGGTCTCTCACGGTTGAATTCATCCTGAAGGTTGACGCCAAGCTTCTGGGTGAATTCCAAGTCATTTAGCGGCTGCTCCGTCAGGTCATAGTAGAGCCCATTGTTGATAGTGATTTGGTCAGCCTGCATCACCGTCATGAAAAACGAAGAAGCATATACCATCGGCTGGTTTGTCTTAGTCAGCGCCCGCAGTGTTCGGCCACGCACTGAGTCGGAAACGAAAGGCAGAGGATTCGCCCGCTCAAACCGCTGCCATTCCTCTCTTGTCATCCCGATATCGTCCAGCTGGAAACGGGTAACGCAACCCGTGTTGTCCACCGGAACAGCCGATGCAATAAGACGCTCGGTGGAAATCATGTTGATTCCCTTGTTGATACCGGCCTGGAAATTCTTCATGTCTTCGCCCTGGTTGAAAAAGTTGCAACCGAGGAGATAGCGGGCGTTGACCTGGTCGTCTTCATTTAGGGACAGGCTATCGTCGGTCGCAGCTTTTTCAGTTTGGTCGAAACGGATAAAACCCGGTTTTCCTGGTGGAACCTCGGGGGGTTTCTCACTTGGCAGTTCCGGAATAGGCGGTTCACCCGGGCCTTGCACGATAGTTTTGGTCTGCGGCGTACATGCGAACGCAATCAGGGCTAACGCAACGGCAAGTCGTTTCATATCAAGGTTCTCTTAGTTGAAATGTATTGGGTGTAATTCGTCAAGTCTGAGGGATGATCATTTTTTTGTCAAGCTGGCTGGGGACGAAAGAAAAACCCCGGTTGGTTAGACCGGGGTTTGGGTTGGGGTTATGCCCAAGATGGTTTGGATTCGAGTTCGACGTCGCCTGACAAGCGGTACGCCGTGGTTGTAGACGATGCATGGTCGATTGTGATCGAATCTGTGTTCGGCGATAGGTAGCAGCCATTGACATACGCTGCCACGCCGTTAGACCAGCCGGAACACGCCTGCAAATAGTTAGATACGTTTTTAGCGACTACGCCCGTGATTGCGACGGTGAAGTTAGTCCTCGATGAAGAGGAAACGGTCCCCACAATATTAAATTTCAGCCGATGATTGCCGTCCTGGTCTTGATAGTAGATGCCGACGGCTCTGACTGTAGTCCAGCCAGTACCAGTCACCGTCAGCGCATACTGACCTTTCCTCGGCGCAACGAATCCCATCATCGAACTATTGGCCATGTTCACGCCAATAAACACCCCACCGATCGAGAGACCCACGCGGAAGCGGGTGCCTAGACCGTTTTCCGTTGCCCAACTACTATTCCCGTTATCGACGTTGCTTGCGTTGATTGATGATCCACGATTGCCAAACGAAACTTGGAAGACTGTGGCTGATGACCAGAGACCACTGACTCCATATAGATTGTTAGCGTTTGCATTGTTTCCGCTCAACGGTGGCCATAAATCCGACGCAGAAAGCCAGCCGTTCCCTCTGAAATTTATTTCGCAACGGACAAACTGCCTAAGATCCTGCGGGATGGAAAAACTGAAAGACCGCGTAGTCGATCCAGTTGAGAAAGCCACGTTCGGCACCAGCGAGCCCTGCGGCCCGAGCACGTCCGATGAGCCGTCGTCTGAGGCCCACTGGGTGATGGAGCCGGGTCCGGCAATCGTAGCCGTGGACAGAGGGACGATTGGGATACAGAAGTCGATCATCACCGCATCGGTATTGCCGAAGGTGAACGGAGCGGATTGCGTTACTGGGTCATGATCAACATAAGTGCCGCCAGCTGTGAAAATGTTGCACGACAACTGAGTTGCCGACGAATATCCCACAGAACCTGGATAAGAGTCAGTGCCGGTGTCAATGGCGCTCAAATATCCCAATGGCGATCTCGATGTAAGGCTGAGAACCTTGTCGGTATCCATTTGGTAATTCGTCGGCAAGTTTATGAGCAGCGGCGTTGCGGTCGGTGCTCCAGTGAGCGATACGAGGACACGACCGCGCATAATTGAGCCGTCTTCCTCGATGATATATCGACCGGAATAGGTTGTGTTTGTAGTCCAGGAGCCAGTAGGAACCCAGTTTGTCACCCAACCATTGGAAGGCGTCTGTGCTGCAACCGCATTCCTCCCCGTGCTGTTCACCATCGTATCGAATTTCACAGTCCAAGCGAGTGCGCTGGTTGTGGCGATATGCAGGATGAGGCGGTAAGAAGTGCCCGTCTGTAGGCCATAGTCAGAGAAAAATTTCCCGTAGCTGTCGAGTTTTGGCAGCGACGTTGCGCGCGGCGTGATGAGCACTGAGTTAGTCACGTCGTAAATGTAAAAGACCAAGTCACCGGAAACGTAATTGACGCTTGTCACCATTTCCCAACTGACACCGGCTGTTACGCCCTTGTCGGGGTTGGCGATGGTGAAAGCAAACGATGCACCCATGCCTTGGCGGTTTGCAGCGTCTTTGCTCATTTCCCCGCTTGTTGTCCCCCTGATGGGGGTTGTTGTGCTCGCGAGGAAGGTCACGCCGGTTACACTACCGCCCGTGCCGTCGACCGGCACCGCCGCGGCACCGTCGTTATAAAGAGAGACCTGGGAAGGCGTCGCGCCGTTCGCGGTATTCTCAAAACCTGGATCGGTGAAATAGTTGATATCGGTTGGATCGGAGGATGATGCGCCGCTCCCGCCGACAACCCGCCAGCGGGTTGAATCGGCATCATATGCCAGCAGAAGGCTGGCGCTGTTCGCGAGCGAAAGATCAACCCCAGTCCCCGTGATGATTCGGTTCGCGGCGGTAGCGGTGGCTTCTTCGTTTCGGATAGTGACCGTCGCACCAGTCCCGTTGACCAGTATGAGAAACTTTTGGATTGCGGGGATGATTCCCCTGATTGAAGTCAGCGATGCGTTGCTGACTTTGATGATTTGATCGAACGCAGGCGTTACATCCGCGTTCGCTCCGGTCGCGGCGGAGTTGTTTTCGGTGCTGAAAAGGACCTTGTTGTTCTGCCAACTGGTTCCATTGTGCTCACGTACGACCAGTTCCGTCGTGTTCCAATACCGATCGGAAATCGTTGCCGGGCCATGCGCAGTGACAAACGCGGCGTCACTGGCGAAGGATTCAATGCCGGTGACAGGCTTATGCAGGACGCGCCAGCGGCTCTGGGTGTTATCGTATTCCAGGCCAATCAACTGATTCGTCTTTAGGACAAAATCCTGCCCATTGCCTGTCTGAATCCGATTCGCAGCAGTTCCACCCGCATCGTTTTTGAGCGTGATTCCATTCAGAGCCTGATCATTGATCAGGTAAATCACCTTTTGCAGCGTCGGCACGATATTGTTAATCGACGCGAGTGAGCCTTCGGTGAATCGGATGATTTGCCCGGCGCTGGTCGGTGTGATCGCTTGATCCGCGCCAGTCGTGGTGCTATCGGTGACTGTCGTGAACGCGGTTTTGTCGTATTGCCACGTTGTGCCGTTGTATTCCCGAAGCAATTCCGTTGTGGTGTTCCAGTAAACGGACCCGTCCGGCGGCGGCGAACCGAAGACGGCTTCGAAAGCTGCATCGTCCGCGAAGTTTTCAAACTGCGTCGCGGCGAAAGTATCCATAGTGGGCGCGGGAACGTTTGCGCCGTCAATGTCTTTCAGGTTCCTAGTCTTCGTTGACATAAAGGTATCTCCCTTGGATCGCCCGCCCGATCGGCAGTTGTTCTATGGTTGTCACTACTATTTTTTGTTTGAATGAAACGGTATCGATTTGGACAATGTCTGCCAATTCCAGTTCCACTGTGTCATCGAACAAATCGAATTTGCAGGGAGTCACCGGGTTGCCGTAAAAATCGGCGATATCCTCAAACCGAGTCGTGGTCACTTCGGAAAGCACGTGATCGACGGTTTCAGTTTTCTCGCTTCCCCAAATTTCAGCGCGCGGAGAAGGAATATTGAAAGTAAGGTCAGCCTTTGCATCATCCGATCGGAAGTACGCAGGCTCGAAAATCACGTTCTTCGTTTGGGACCGATAGTCGGATGAATAGCTGAAATTCGCTATCTGATCATCATCGAGCGTAATGGTAGCTGGCGCGGTTGGATCGACGCGCACCAGATAAGGCTCATCGTTTGACGCTGGGAAAACCAGAATCGTCAAAAGCGTGCGATTGATTTCCGCTATGAAATTGCCCAAGGTCGGCACCGAGCTACCAAACCCAGCTTGCATACATGCCTTGTCTGGATAAATCGCGTCCATAGCGGCGAACGAAGTGGGCTCGACCGTATAGCCATGCGTCTCGAGCGCCCACTGCATCAGTTCTGGTCCAGATTTCGCCCCGCTTATGTTGTTCAGAACCACGTAAAGGTCCGTCGTTAATAGGTCAATGCCGGTGAGGCCAGAAACCGTAAGCCAGCGATGACCGCCGGGCGTGAGAGTTGAGCTTAGGACTGCGGGCGTCGTCCAAGTTTCCCTTGGTATTTCGGTGGTGAAAAAGTGCCTGTACCGATCGGCATTCTGGATATTCGTGAAGTTTCCCCCGCCCGGAGGGTCATCGTATCCAAGGAAAAACCATGAGCGTGCGGGTGCCGATGTTTTTCGGTCATAAAGCCGGGCTGCAACGATGATTGGAGCACCGCCTGAGCGTTCCAGTACGCATACCTCACCCATGATCATGTCAGTGAATGTCACGGCGTTGCTGGATTGTTCAAAGCGTCCAAAAATGTGCGCTGCACCAGTGAGTGCCTCGTTTATCGGTGAGGATGCTGGGAGAGTTTGATAGGCAGGCATGCGGCCTATGATCCCAGTCGTCGCGCTGGTTGGTATGACCTTGCATATGACCCGATCGGTGTTAGGGCTCCGGCTCCTGCCCTTGGTGCTCGGTGGCACCAGGAAAAAACCGCCGGGCGTCCCAAGGTCAATTTCCTCGACTTTCCCCAATTCATAGGGCGTTGTCTCTCCGAAGAGCATAGGGATAGCGACGTTCTCGAACTGCTCGGGGATGGCTGAACCGGTGTAATAGGCATTCGCCGAAGTACGGACCACGCGATTGAGGTATTCGGGGTCACCCCAATTCGTCTCGGAATCAAGGATGGTTTGCCGCTTTTGGATGGTGAACGTGAGCACGAAATTGTTGACAGCGGACCGTGTCGTGATGCCCTTGAATTTGATCACATCGTCCAAATAGATTCTGACAGTTCTATTGGGCACGATGAGAATGTTCTGGATCAGAGGGAGCCAGTCATCATCGATATGAACCCCGATTGATCCAATGCTGATTTCAGTGAGGCCCGTCTCAAATGATTTGATGGTTGTCGAGTAACCGATAAATCCGGTCACCCGGTTTTCCCAGAATACAGGAGTGCTCAGCGAATCAGTTGGGTCCTTCGGATAGACGCCTGACACCGCACCGTGAATGAGATAGAGGTTGAATTCGACCAGCACTATCCCAGTCGTATAACCAGGGATATCGATCAACCCGCTGGCGTCCTGGGTGAACGCAGTATCGACGCCGTTGACGTAAACGGTTTCAGCTTCCCAGGACCACTGGAAGGACGTTCCTGTAATGAGGCCAGTGACGTCGGCGAGCGGCTTCACGGTTACTTTTTGGACCTTATCAGCCATCATTCGGCTCCATACAGTTCAAGGGCAAACGGCGCTGAGCCGGGAGAGCCTACCGTGGAATTGAATCCCATCGTAGTAGGCCAGTCTTTGATGGCTGCTATGAAAGCCGAGTCATCGGTGTACGTGTAATTTGCCAATTCCATTTCGAACCGAGTGGGCGCCGATGCATTCAGGTTGAGCCTTGGCGAAAAGGTGAAATTCACCCAGCCATAGAACTGCGGCGTGTCCGGGTATAGGTCTTCGATGGTGCCGACAATGACGTCTTCGCTGGTAGCGACAAGATCACCAGCGACGTAGGCATTGATGCGCATTCTAGCGAGTGGAAGACTGCCTTTCTTGAAAACCTGAATCCTATAGATTTCGAGTTGCTGGTTTTCGTCTGGTGTCACGTTGCCAAGATCGATCGTATATGGCGCGCCGGTACTGATGATCGCTGCAATGCTGTCAGGCCATTGGTTGAATGCCATGATTTATTTCACCTCACTGATGGAAATCTGAATGAGGATTTTTGTGTTCCATTCGTTACCGCAGTCCGGGCAATACCAGTCAAAATCGATTGGTTTGCCGACATCCGGATATGAAAGGTATTCCTGCTTTCCATCCCATATAGCTTGGCGTTGGCACACTCTGCATGTATCTATGAACTTCGTGCCGGGCATATAAAATCGCTTCTGATCTATCTCGCCGTGAAATTGACCTTCGATTTTCATACAACTTCCCTCAGCGAGAATGCCACGTTGAATTTGTTGAGATATGCATGCGTCAACTGCGGCAAATCATTGAAATAGCAAAGGATGGTTCCGAATTCAAAATTGAAAGCCAGTTCTAGTGGATCCAGCACGAATATCCAAGGCTGGGAGAGGCCTATCGTTTCTGTCGACGTGAGAAGTTTTGTTCGATCAGTAGGGTTAAGAAAACTAAAGCCCATAGCAGAAAACACAGAATACTGGTTTTTCCGAACCGAATAAATAGTTCCGCTATCACTGGTCGCGCGCCTCGTTAAATCCTGCCGGTTGTATTGAAATTGCTGCTTTGCATTGAATTGGAAATCAATGTGATCGCCAAGGAATAGGGCTGACACCTCGATATCAACTGGGTTCAGGCTGTCTTCAATCGATATTTGCCAGTATCGGTATTGCTGCCCAGTTGGATTGTCGTCGTCCGTAAGGTCGGCAAATACGCCTAGGTCCGTAACAGGCACTACTTTTGTGAAAGGCTCGCCGCCCGTGAATAGGTTGATCATGTTGGCTTTGATTGTGATAACAGCCTGATTGCTGAGAGTTAGATAGCTGTCGGATGCGCCAAATATTGCGAAGAAACTGCATTGCTTGTTGGAAAGCATATCGATTTCGATGGTGAAATCCTTGTCATCAGGCTTCCAGACTTTGTTGCGCCGCTTGAAATCTAAAGCATTGGAAAACGGGAAAGACACGTCCTCAGGTGCCGTGACATCAGCGCTGTCTAGATGATTGTTGTCGCATATCCTGGCATTGCGTCTGAGACGAATGTTGCTCACCGATTAAACCTCACTGATAAAGCGGTCCCTTGTTTGCATGCCTTTTGAATCACGGGTATTCGTGCGCTCACGTTCCGGTCCACGTCGTCCCTGCAAAGGTCCGCCGTTCGTCTGGGGTTCTTCAGCTGGCGGTACCGGGAACCCGCCGTCACCGGCTCCGCTCCCAAGCGCATCCAGCTTCGCTACCATCGTGTTCAGCTGCGAAACTATCGAAGTCAGTTTCTCGCCAACCGATCCGATTGTCATGACGTCCAGGATTTTACCCTGAATTTCTATCGATTGCTGCATAAGGACAAGGTTGTCAGCCGTAAGACCTTGACCCATTTGCAGGTCGGCAAAATTCTGCTTCGGCACAACCAATTCACCGGGCTCGGCTAGGATTGGAACCTTGTCACCGCTGCCAACCCCGGGAACGATACCGCCTTCTTTCATCGCGAATTGCTGCGCTTCGATTGCGCGAAGTTGTTGCTGACCAGCCAAAACCGCCGCGGCTGCAGCGATCGGAGCGATGATTGGCCCGATGTAAGGCGTTCCGATGAGAGACGTATATGCAGCGAAGGCCGCTTTCGGGATATCGAGCAGGACCTGCGCCTGGGCAGCGCGCTTACCGATCATGAATGCTTCGCGGCTACCGGATTTCTGCAGGCTCGCGAGTGCCGCTATGCCGACGCGGGAAGTTTCCACCCGCTTCTGGAAGGATGACTCGAGAAACTTCTGGTTGGCCTCTTGGGCCTGGATTTCGAGTTGGTTCTTATCCGCATTGGCCTTCTTAAGATCGGCAATGCGCTTGGCTTCGGCGGCCCGCTCGATTTGGATTTTCTGGTTCACGCGGACCTGATCGCGTGTCAGTTCGGCTAAATCGTATTGCTTAAGCTGTTCCTGGCGGTCGGCTTCGGTTTGCATCCGGACCGCTGTCAGTTCTGCCTCACGCTCCTGCAGACGGGCGAGTTTCTCAGCGTTCTGCGCGCCTTCCTGCTCTTTCAGGATTTCGTTTCGGACTGAGGCTTCCAGTAGAGCCGTCTCAGTGATCTTTTTCTCTTTTTCCTGGATGGACTTCAGTTCGGCTTCAGCCGCTTTTTTCTGTTCCTCGGCAAGCTTGTCTGCCTCTTCTTTTTGCTTGGCCCGGCGCTGCTCTTGTTGATCGGCGCGGACTTTTTCTGCGGCTGCAGCGGCTTCGGCGTCCTTCTTTGATGACTCTGCAATCCCTTCACCCTTGACCAGTTTCAGGCGTTCAAGGCTTAGTTCACGAATCGACGCAGTAACCGCGTTGAAAGAATCGGCCAGCGCTTTCGCTTTCTCAGGACTTTCGTTTAGAATGCCACCCTTTTGCCTTTGCTGTATCTGAACAAGCGTTTCGTCCAGGGCCTTGATTTCCTCGCCAATCGCCCGGATTCTTTTCTGCGCATCATTCTCCGACGCTATCTTTTTCTGCTCTTTGAGATAGGCAATGTTCCCTTCGGTCGCTTTGGAAATGATATTGACCAGGGAGGTGAAGGCAGGGATTGCGCTGGTGCCGATGGTAGCGGCCAGAATGCTGAAGTTATCTTGCAGAGTCGAAAGCGATCCAGAAACAGTCTTCGATAGCCGCTCAGTCGAGCCAGCGAACTGGCCGCCTGCGGCTGTCATTTTCTGGAATGCCTTCTCGACTTCTTCGGCTGATATTTTCCCATCGGAAATCAGGGATTTGATCGACGTGCTGGCAACGCCAAGGGATTTGGCCAACTCAGGCCCGATGTTCACGCCGCGTTCGATCAGCTGATTGAACCGTTCGCCGGTCAGTTTCCCTTCGGCTTGGATTTGGCCAAATATTCTGGCCAAGTCCTGCAGGTTGGTTCCAGTCGCGGCTGAAACTTCACCTAATTGCCTCAGTTGTTCGATCGATTCTGCGGTAGTGGAACCAAATGCCAAGAGCGTTCTGTTAGCCTCGGCGACGTCGGCCAAAGCGAAAGGACTTGTGGATGCGAATGAACTGAGCCTTTCAAGCTGTTCGGTAGCGCCTTCTGCGGAGCCAGTGAACGCTATGAACTGGGTTGTGAGGTCCTCCATTTGCCGAGTGCTATCGAGCACGAAATCGAATGCGGCTGAAGCGGCACCGATTCCGACCAGGGCTCCGCTGATCGCCTTGAAACTGCCAATAGCGCTCTCAGCCTTGCCGTCAAGCTGATCGAGCGAGCGCTTGATACCCGCAAACGGGTCCTTAGGAGTGACGCCTACGTTTAATTCCAAGTCAACTGAGGCCACCGTGTGTCACCTTACCTTGGAGTTTAGGTTGGACAATTGCTGCCTAAGGTAGCTCATTGCCTCGAATTCGCGAGCCGTGAAGTCGGTGATCGAAAGGGACCGTAAACCTAGAGCTTGTGCACTTCTAACGGTATGGAGGAATTCCCAAGCCATGAGACAGTAGCCGTGATAAGGCTTTTCGACGTCTCTAAGGATTGGAAATCCTGCCATGATATTCACCGCGCAAGCCCTTAAGGCTTTTTTTCGCCTTCGGCCTCATCCTCTGCTACTGTTTCGGCTGCCTTTTTCTTCTTAACGATGCCAGCGATATCTAGCACGAAGTCACAAATGCAGTCGAAATTTTGCCGATCATTCATCGCGTCTTCGATGCATTGCGCTGCGCCGTCGACTTTGATGACGAATTCACGGGCGAATTCCAGCCCGTTCGAAATCTTTTGCCAGTAGTTTGGCTCATCGTACCATTTGCTATCGACGAAAAATCGAAGTTGTTCGACCACGTTCGGAATCCGGTAGTGGAGCGTGTCCCCACTTGGCAAAGTCATTTTCCGTTGTTGCATTCAAGTTATCCCCTGCTTTTAGTTCATATTCATATAGAAATCTGCGAGATCATCGCCCACGTAGGCGGTGCCTTCGAACTGTTCGACGATGTACCCGTCCTGGTCAGCAATCGTGTTGCTGGTCAGCGATACCGTTGGCAAGTAGATGGAAACGATGGTGCCGGGTACCCAGTTGCCGCCAATCTTTTGGCCGTGAACGAAGAACAGCTGGGTATCGACGTTCTGCAGGAGATTGTAAAACCGCTGCACGTCGTGCTTCGCAAACTTCAGCGTTCCGGACACGGTCACTTCCCGGCTGAGAATGACCGATTCATCCTGCCCGTTTTCCGCACACCAGTTGGGGATATCTGTTTTCGGCGTTGCTACGGAAACGGTCAACGCCTGGCCGCCGTGGCAAATGTAATCGGCAAAAGTACCGATCAAGAGCATGTTGTCGCGGACAACCTGCGGCGGCTGGCTGTCGAAAGTTGGGGTCGCAGGCGGTGCATACGACTGCGCGGTGTCCGAGGTATAGGTGAGGGCACCTGTATCGTCGGTGTTGCTGAATCCCAGCTTGGTCTTCGCAGAGTTTGCCGTGTTGGTGCCGGTGTTCCAAAGCAAGGAAAGGACAGACCCATCACTGGTGATGGTGAATTTTCCGGTGCTGTTCGACCAGGTGCAGGTGATGGTATCGGCTCCGGACGCGGCCGAAGCGGCGGTCATCTTGCTGGCAATCTCATTGGCCAAATCGATCGGCGTTGCATAGTACTTTTCGGTCAGGATAGCCGCGACGGTGCCCGATGAGTCGGTGAAGTCAATGTACTTGCTGCTCGCGGTGATCGCGACTGGGTCCACGTAGTAGCTCAGACCGCCGATTTCGAACGTGACGCCAGCCAGTTCATTGGCCGTGAATTCGATATTCATGGCGGTCGTCCGGCAACCAGCCATAGCCTGGTGGATCCCCGAATTGCTGTCCGAGGACTGGTACATATGAGCCGTGAAAGTCGGCTGGGCTGTATCCTGCGGCTTATAGAGCACCGCCTTGCCTAGCGGGGTCAGCGCTGCGGGAGCGACGCCCAAATTGAATCCGAGCGGAAGGTTCGTTGACGTGATTCCATCGAAAATGGGACGCACCGCATAGCCGTTCGTGCCGTCTTTGATCAGGACAGTTTGGCCCTTTTGGAAGTTGGCCTCAACCCCGGCCGTGACTTTCAGGTTCGCGCGCGTGGTCGCGGTGCCTGCGGTCGACGACGCCGCGGTGGAATACTCGGTGCTGGCCACCACCTCTTCACCGATGCAGGATTCGATGAGAATCCCATAGTCCGGCGCAACGCCTTCGGTGCCTGATGGTTTCAGGTACTTTGGAATCGACCCAGTGGGCGCTTGGTTCGTCGCAAAAGCCTTGGATGCGCCGATGGAGTTGCGCAGTTCGTCGGAAGTCACCGTATTGACCGCACCAGTGAGAGCGGCACCTTCCCTTACCACGGTGAAATCACCAGAACCTGGATCGACCGGGGTTCCCTCGGTGACTTCTGGGACGAATGCGAAAACAGCGGAACGTGATGCAAAAGCCATAGGTCAAACCCCTTCAATGTAATCGACAATGATTGCCATGATGATGGTGATGAATTGCTTACCAGAGGTTTCGTCGGTCAGATATTGAATCCCCTGATCAGTCGCAAACTGGGTGTTTATCGCGTAGCCGGTGAGGGTGACGTTGCTGGTGATCGCTCCGATGACCAGGAATTCGTCCTCCATCAGAGAAGTCTCAAGCCCTACGCGGTAGTCCGCGCGCGTGCCCGGCACATAGATGTTGGTCAGGATGATGCGAAACTCACGGCGTTGCCGCATTTGACCCATGCACCATTCATCATAGTTTCCCTCTGATGAACCGTAGCCGATGGCAAAGCCTTTGTTCAAAAGCTGAATTGCGTTGTCCTTCGAATCAATCCCGTCTGACAAAAGGGTATAGGTCGGGAGTACGCCCTGGACGATGGTTTCGAGTTGCGTTCGAATCTCTGAGACTCTGCTCATCGGGTAGCCCTTGAAGTTGTCACGAGGATTTCAGAAATATCCTTGCGCGCATTGAGATTCGTGTCCACCTGAAACTTGTCAATCGTCATCGCTTCTTTGTAATTGGCGGCGGCCTGCTTTATTTCGTTTTCATAATTCTTCGCGCCAAGCCCTGAGAAAATGATATGCGCTGTCTTATGGACGGCGGCACTTCTAAAGGTTGCGATATCCAGGATTTGATCGCGGGTGACAGTGATCTTTCGCTCTATCAGCGCCTTTGCAAGGTAGTTGGCAGCGATCACATGCTGATCAAACCAAGTTGTCTTCCCCGTTTCCCAGCCTTCCAGGATAGCCTCGTTTTGCAGCTGCGGGTATTCGGCGTAAAGATCACTGTCCGAACTGAATAGCTGCCCAATGTAGCTCAGAGTGAATTGGGTAGCCGCGGCGAAGCTGATTCTGAACCAGTACGAGTCATAGACTACTGGTGCGGTGGCCATTGCTGCAAGATCGGTCACGTTGCGGCTGAACCGAGCCCACTGTTTGTCCCAGTTGGTTGTGAACTGCAGGACGCCCGATACTGCGAATTGGTCGGTATAGTCGAGTTGATCAACCGTCTGATTCCATTCATTGGAAGCTGCGGCCAACTCGATGATCGGGGATTGGTTGTCATTGGACGCTGTCGAAACGCCGAAGAATTTGTGATTGAACGGCAAAAGGCTGCTCACATACAAATAATCGCCAGAATCAAAAGACAATGCGGCTGTCTTTCCATTCATGTGATCATTCAATGCCTTCGTGTGATCCGTCCATGAATTGGCAGAAGCATCGTAAAAAAGGATTCTTTGATCGATATTTGATTGCATATGAACGTTTTCCTCAGAAAATGATCGTACTGCCTCTGAGAGATATTGTCATGTTCACAATAGCACCAGCGTTTTGAGTCAGGTTGTCGTTTATGATGATCTTGAAATAGTCGCCTCTGTTTCCGTTGAGCGTCAACTGCGGATCGATCGAGAATTCCCCGCGAACCAGGTTGTGCGCACCGAGCGTCTTACCCAGAAAGTCACTCCCGATATATTGGATCAGGTCGAAATTGGTCTTGATGATACCAACCGCTTGGACAGTCGTACCGTTCATTTTGATTTCAGAACTGATGCCAATTGTGAGGGCAGGAAATGTCCAGAACTGAGCCGGGTCATTGATATTCCCCGTCCCATGAGCGGCGAAAATCAGCTGATAACAGGCAAATAAGGACCCAGCTGCTGGCTGTAGAATGAATTCTACTGGTGTCACCGATCCGTTCACCGCCAAGTTGGAACTGGACCCGTTTACGAGAAAGCGCCTTGCCGGGAATATACTGGTCATGGTCAGTACTCCACTGTAAGGACAGAGGTTCGATGATAACGAAGGATGCTTAGGTCATCGCGAACCCTAGTGATGAGTTTTGTTCCGGCTGCGAATTTCCAAACTGGCTCAAACGTGCAGGATGCGATTACCACGTCTTCGGTTGGGTTTTCCTGATGCTCGATTTGTCCCAGCTGGTCATCAACGAAGTGCCCATACTCCACCCAGCGCTTCGCATTGAAAAGCGTCGTCTCTGTCAAGCCGTCGGACCGCAGAATCAAAAGACCGTTTGGCAGTCCACCAGATATCGAGCCGTAGTCGAGAGTCGAAATGATGTTCGTTGCGACACAGACAATGTCGAGCCTGCGAAGGAAAGCGTCTGAAGGAAAGGTTATTTCATAATCAACCGGCGTAACGGAACCGTTCACGTTCTGATTCTGTACCCCGCCGGAAGCTTCGAAATACCGCCAACGGTAGGCGAAATTTTCCCCGCCTGGATTTCCACCGGATTCCAAAGTCTTTGCAACGCGGACCACTGAGTATTCGTGGTCGCCATCGGGAAGGTATTTCCCCCTTTCAAGATCAGTTAACCCTTGCTTAGGCATTTGAATTTTCTCCTTGACTGGACGCCAGCGGGAAAACCGCCAGCGCCCTGCAGGATAACTTGAAATGAGAAAGGAAAACAGACTTCCCTCAGAACCTAGTTTTTCTTCTGACCTGAGCCGTCGAATTCTTCCGTCGGCGTTGGTTTTGGTGCAGAAGTGTTCGATTTCGCTGATCGATCGAGTTTTACAACGCAGAACGGTCGACCGAGCGAACTCATTCCCCATTGAACAACTTCGCATGGGACTTGAATCCTCTCCGTGAGGTTCGAAATCAAGTTGTCCCAAGATCTGCCTTCGATCATTTGATAAGATTTCCAGTTGTTCAATGCCATGTTTTATCCTGCTTAGAAAAATGCCTGCCGCGTAGGGGAAATCCCTCACGCGACAGGTGCCTCAGTTCATCCGAAGAATTTCCGTTGGGAGTCGCTATGGTGTGAAGAGACCATAGCATCAAAACTGTTACGGCGCAGCATTCGGTGTAACGACCAAGTGCTTATTTGCACCATCGATGCCGAGACTGGCGCCGATGACCCAGTCGACCGACAGCACGTAGGCAAATTCATGCTGGCTGTGTTTGCTCGACAGCATGAAACGCGGTTGGTACTGGCTGACCAGGTACAAGAAATCGGGATGGAAGAACAGACCGTTGGTGTCAGGCGTTTGAGCCGTCTGTGCACCAGTGTTGTCTTCGAACAGGCTGAACCCATAACGGGTCAAACCCATTTGTCCACCGATTACAGGACGGTCGGTCGCGCCGAAGTCCGCATTGATGAACGTGGAATCGACCAGCAAATCACCGTAATAAGCTGGATTCAGAAGCGCATACCAGCCTTTGAGATAGTTCCACTTCAGCGTTGCAGCACGCTCGCGCTGCGCCTGAACAATGGCTGCAGTGAGAGTTGCGGTGGAATAGGTGATATTGCCGGAGCCCGGTGCAACCTTGGAATACAGGAACGCGTTCAGCTGATTGCTGATCGCCTGCACCATCGCCGCGCGGGTTTCCACCGAACGGCTTCCGATCGGATCGATGAGCGATTGGATCGCCATCAGGTCATGGAAGTCATACGATGCAACCAGACGACGGTCGGCTACCACGTCCACATAGGAAGTGCTGATTGCTTCCGGTGTGAACGTCCGGCCCCCGCCTGAGCCGTCAATCGCGAGGTTCTGGCCAGTTGGCGCATTGATTTGGCTCACGCGCACGGTGTTACCGCCTTCGCGGATTTCGCCTTGGTAGTCGCGGTTGACTAGGTTGAAAAGAATGTTGGTTTGACGAAGCTCATCCATGAACAGAGTGGACCAGAACGTCTGTATCTGTTCCGCTACATCATCTAGATCTGAGTTGGCCATGATCTTAACCCTTCCTTGGTGTTTTATCGGTTAAGCAGGTATCACGGCCAAAACCGCTACTTCTGCTTTTGAACCACTCGCTTTTGTTTCAACGCTTCCAACTTTTCCTTGTATGGAAGCTGTCCCCAGGCCTCGACTGTCAGCGGCTCGACCGCGCCCGCAGGTCTGTCCGCAGGCAGAAGGTTCTTCGCTGGCATTGTGAGCCTTGGGTGTTCTTTCGTGAAATCGGAAATGACTTTGGTCACTGAGGTTTTATCAGGCATTCCGTCCGAGTCGACTGCGATCTGATCCAGTGGAATCATCCCGTAGTACTTCGGCTCGAGGTTTACGCCCTTCTCATGCAGCAAGTTGAGGGCCAAATTGAGTTTCCGCGCATCCCGCTTGTCACGTGCATGACTTTCGTTTTGCTCGGCTAGCTCAGCTATTTTGCGCTTTTGTTCTTCGATAACTTCGAGGTGTTGGTTTTTGGCCAGACGCTCATTCTCTTCGCGTGCAAGCCGTTCATCCTCGAATTTCTTGTTCTTCGCGCGTTCTTCGGCCAACTGTTGCTTGATGGTTTTATTCTCGGTGACCGTCTTATCGTAAGTCTTCCGATCCACTTTGCCATCACCATCAGCCGACGCCGTCTGCACTGGATCCCCGGCGCCGCCTGCAGGATCATTGGATGGGTTCACATCGACCATAATAACCTCTCAAAAATTAACATGTCAATAGATCACCGAACCTGGTTCGCGACCAGGTCCGACAGAAACTTCTTCGCGTCTTTGATTTCCTTGCCTGACAGCACCATGAAAGTGCGGCCCTGCCTCTCCTGTCCCTCGGCTTTCTTCTCTTCCTTCAGGTTCAGAAATCCTATCCGAAGGTCGGTCTTCGTGGCTCTTTTGATGACCAGCGTATTGATAAGTGGACCGAACAGAGTCAAATTGGACGTTGTCCCTGTTGCAGCGGCTGGATGCTTCCCCTTCTTTCGGCGCCGCTGTTCTGCGTAGTCGGGGGTCACCCGCTTCAGCTTCCGAGAAATTCCCCCCGCGCGGCTGACTCCCTTACCTTCCCCTCGCGTGCGCTTCTGGATTGTCTTGATGGAAAATCCACCGAGTGCGCGCATGGTTTCCGCTGAGTTGATCATGTCCATCAGCTGCCGGAACATGGAACGGACTTCAGCCGTGCCTTTCATTTCATCAGCCTCCTAAGATCATTCATCACACTCGATGCATCGGAACGATCGATTGGATACACGAGTGCTTCTGAACCTGTCTCCGCCCTTAGTAGCAGCAATAAAAGAGGATGTTCAGCGCAACCAGATTTGTCTAAGACCGTAGTCATCAATGCGGCCTTATGCCTCACATTATCCACGGTCACACCAGGCCCACCATCATCATCTGGACCATGATATTCAACCTCACGTAAAGCATAGATCACTTCACTCTTCTCTTTCATCGCGCACCTCATCAATGATCGATTGCAAATCTTTCTTCAGGATATCCAGGAAAGGACGCGCCTTGCCCGGTATTGGATTCTTCTGTCCATAGGTGCCGAGAATGTTCCCTTCGGCTTGCCGCTCAATCCTACTGCCCTTGCGATATCCAACCGTGATTTCTCCCGGGCCTGATAGCGATGGGAAATAGCGCATCGCATCCAGCATGTCATGACTCAAAGCCAAGTCCACTGGACCGCCAGGGGAGGTGCCCTTGCGTTTCGCGTATTCCTCGGTGTACTCGCCTGCCTTCCCCGCCCAATCCCTACCGTGGACGTTGTAACCCATTTTGGATCGGTCCCTTATGAAGTCCATCACGCGCTCAGCGACCGCCGCGCGTTCCTCTGATGAGAAGTCATCGGGAACGGAAAGGGTCAGTTGGGTTTCTTTATTCCGCATCGGACGCCTGCAATATGAAAAAGACCAGCACGCCGCCAATCAGCGCGCCGACTCCGAATGCCAGCATAATCGCCAAATCGAAAGTGGGACTGCTCACGGTCATCATAGCTCAGGCACCTCCACTGGTTCGTCTGTCGGCTCTCTTATCACACGCTCCTCATTGATTTCTTCCATCAGTTCTTCCAGCGCGTCCTCGGAAAGATCAGGATTCAGGGCTGCGACTGCTCTCTTGCGGCTGATGAACCCGGCTGTTACTTCCAGGTCAAGGTCGGTCACCTTCTCGCCTCTGGTCTGCAGAGGGACGGGCTTTTCGAATTCGGTGACGATGTACGCGCCTTCCGATAGGAGAGCCGTGTTTTCGATCTTGCGCGTCTCAACCCATACCGGGTGAATATGCCTGAAAAGCCTGTCCCAGAATCTCTTTTCAAATGCCATATAAAGGATGATTTGTTTGTTTTTCGATTCGAAGGTGTCCGATTCATCGATGATCTTGCTCACGCCCGAAGCGAAGTTGTCTTGGCCAACCGTGCCGACCGTGCCCGGGCGAATCCCTTTGGTCGAAAGCCAAAGGCCCATTTCGGACGCTGCGAGGTTCAGGACTTCGCTGATATCGACTTCCGGCTTAATGACCTTGAAATCAGGCTTGTCGCCCTTTGGATCGGACTTCAGCCTGAGGATGCTGTTCGGACTGATGCTGATTTTCTGGTCATCGATATCGATTGAAACGAAAAGGCTGAAGCATTGGAATTTCGCTGCATAGTTCAAGTCTGTGAGTAGCAGCGGGATGAGCAATGCCATATCGAGGTTATCGGTCTGCACCATCGGCATAACCATGTTCTGCGATGCGTTCGCGTACTCGAAAGGCGTGACTCCATATGGATTCGTCCCGTCTTGATCACGCTTCTGCATTTCGCCCAAAAGCAGTTCGCCGCTCTCATTCATGATCACGTATTGCTGGTCAGTATAGAGAGCAAACTTCGTGTGTTCCCTTCCCAAATCATCCTTGTATGCGCCGATGCACAAGATGATCAGGTCAGGTGAGGTTGGATCCACAGAGTACTGATCATTCAAGACGAGAAACTGATGATTCGGCGCGCTTCTGATGAACGGCTTGCCTGTCAGTTCCCCTGCCTTGATGTTCAGCGCTATTTGCAAAAGCGCATACTGATAGGCATTGAAGAATTCATTGTTGCTGCTCATTTTCTGGTTCATATCCAGAACGTCTTCATACCATTTTAGCAACTCCCTATCCGAGTCGGTGACGTTCGGACCCTCAACACGTCTCACGACACGCCCGGAATAGATTGATGTCTGTTTATCCACAACCTTCTCTAAAACGTTGATAGGCGCGGTTCTCGTCTGGGCTGCCTTGACTGAATCCGGTCCCAAATCATCGAGCATCCGCTGATTGAGCAGCGGCTTAAGGTTACCTTCCAGGATTTGGAAAATCTGCCCGTTGTAGGAAAGCCTGGGTTGTTCGCCCTTGATGAATTCGGCAATGGCCTTCCGCGTGGATTCGTCGAAAAGGTTGATCATTTTAGTATCGCTCCGATGAGGATTTTCGCGTTTCGTCCACTTTCGTATAGCAGATTCCATAGCCTGCAGCGGTTGTCACGTGCTGGTAGCGTTGACTGTCGTCTTCCAGAGCTGTGCCTGGTTTCTTTCGGGCCAGCTTCATTCCCTGGTTTAGAACGGGACAGGTCTTGTACACAAATATGCGGACTTCCAGCTTTGCATTTTGACACAGAGCGTTTACCGTTGTCCACCGTTCGACCAGCGGCGGATTTGATTTAGGGACCTGCATCCTGAAAGGAATGCGCTTCTGCGCAAGCCAATCCTCGATCAACTCATAGTTGGATCGCAGCGAGTTGCTCGACTTGGCTTTGCCCGAAGCATCCCCGTGGACGTATATCATTTGTACGCCCTTCAGGATTCCTTGGGCTTCGAAGTCGGTGAGGTTATCAAGGCACCAGTTCGCGCGATCGATGATCGATTCGGCAAAGAAGTGCCATTCCCCCTTCACATACTGAAAGATACACGCGGACTGCGGCTTGCCTTCGGCGGTATTGAAGTCGAAACAGATATGGAAGGGCTTGGAAAGGTCCGGCTCATACGGCTTGTCGCGGTAGTTCCGTTCCTCGGAATAGGCGTGATAGATTCCCTTTCCCTCGAGCGATATCCATTTTCCTCTCAGATATCGCTCGGCTTCCAGGACCGAGTAATCCTGAAGCAACTGGTCATAGTATACCGCCTCAAGGTACGGATTCTCTCTGGTGTTCGAATAGAAGACATACCGTGAAGGGTATTCGCGCGCGCCTTCGATGAAATACTGGTACCAAAGGCTGTCCGGCTCGCCCGGGTTGGTCGCCGCGATCACGAAATTCTGCTTCACGCTCGGTATCCGGCGCACACGCGCCTTCAGGATTTTGAACCCAGGCATGAACTGATCATCATTCTCGGTCAATTCTTCGATGATCAGACCGCTCAGCTTGAGCGATCGGAATTTAGCGTACAAACCGTCACCCCAGGTCGCCGAAATTATCTCCGAACCGTTCGGGAAGGTGATTTCGCCCGTATGCCTCCGCGGGCGATAGAGCGACGGGTTGATATGAGCCAGGTGTTCCATGATTTCGCCGTACAGCGTCTTCTTTAAATCCGGGAGAGACCGACGGCCGATCGCAATGCGCGCGCCCGGCCAGGTCAGACAGTGGATGATTGCGATATGAGCGAGCAGAATGCTCTTAGCACTGCCCACTGACCCAGACAAAAGGATTTCCGGGGTGTTCAGAGCGTATTCATAGTTGTGCAGAAGGTTGAGGACTTCCCGCTGATAGCCGAAGGGAATGAAGCGTTCAAGGTGAGGTTCCGAGACGGCTTCCGTCATCCTTTTTTGCCTATCAAAGGATTGACCTTCAGACCAGGGCTTCGTGCCCGCGCATTCTGTTCCGCCTTTTCCTCATAATAGGATTCACACGTGCAGTTCGGATGCTTCTTAGGCCCGCGTGGCACCTTCTGGATTCCCATATAGTCAGGATGCACCCGACACATGAGAGCCCTGATTCGTCCATAAGTCTGGATCCATTGATTGCATTCAGCCGAACAGCAAGGAATCATGAGGCCGCGCACATTGGTCCATTCTCTTGTCCGATTGCTGCACTTGCTTGAGCCGCATGCTTCCGGCTCATTCAGAAGAACGGGGACTTTATGCTGAGGATGGTCCGGCGGATACATGGAATTGTTCATAGGCTATCCAGCACTTCCTTGGAACACTCCTGATATGAAATGATAACCAAGTCTGTAAGTTTGTCTTTTTGCATCAGCATCTGTTCAGCCTGTTTTATGTGAATTTCACCGCCTTCCACTACGCAACCACTACGGCCAAAACCCTCCCTGTGGCTATATGAAACGAAATAGTATCGCGGTTCGGTCATCAATTGGCCTCATCAGTCGAGTTGTGGACCCAGACTTCCACGCCAGTTTCAGGGTCTTTATATTCCAAACGCGGGCAACACCAGCAATCGGGACTTTCCTCATGCTCCAATCCGACGGTCACGGCTTCCCCTTCTCTTGATTCGCATACGCAAGCTTCACCATATTCTTCGCCTCTTCCGCGTCCGGCACGGCTTGCACGTTATCCGACCAGTTGCAGAGGTTCTTAAGACAGAAAATCAGCATGGTGGCATTGCCTGAAAGTGCCATGGATACTGCTTTTCCCTTCAATTGGGATTTTACTGTCTCCTGCCTCTTTTCGGCGTAGTCTGTGAGATTGTCGCAGTCAAAATGTTCTAGTAGCAGGTTTTCCAGCGTGCTTTGGCTTGGGACCTGGGTCCACTTCGCATCGGATAGCGTGGATTGCCTGAATAGCTCTTGCCTGATCGCAGGCCAGCGGGCACCGACTGCAATCATAATATCGATTGCAACGGCCATTGCCCGCTTCGCATCCTCGCTGAGCCTTACTTGTTGTCCTTCGGGTGTTGCTGCCATAGGTCACCACAAGACAGTGATTTGTTCGTGAACCTTTTTCCCTATGAAACCAACGATGTTTTGAACCGCCTGCAATCGCCAAGCGCCACCATCGGCCTCGAAAAGAGCCAGTTCGGGAACGTCCGAATGATTCTTGCGCGCTCGGACAATGAATGGACTTTCTGGCTGTCCGGCTTCGAGGAATGTTCGGTAAGGCTTAAGCATGGCAAGGCTTGGCAATTCTGCCCGGCTTTTGAGAACGACGCCAGCCTTCTGGCCGACTGTCTGGGTCAGGCCATCGTCTGACACTTCAATGTTCGACGCATAGCTAATGTTGCTGGTGACCGCGATCAGAGTTTCCAGGTCGGGGGTCATATCAAACCGCGTGCGCAATTGAATCGCGAATTCATCGGGTGCGAGGAATTTTCCGAACGGGAATCTCTCAGGCTGAAGCGCAGTTGTCGCCTTTGCGAATACTTCTCTTTGCTTCCACGCGTCGACTTCATCCGCGTAGAAGTGGACTTCCTTTTCGTCGATCACTTGGATGATGGAGGGGAAACCCAATTGGTTCGCATACTGCATGAGACTTTGCAGAGTATTGAATATCAGAGGTTTTTCTAATGGTGGCGTAATTGGAGAGAGGCTACGGCTCGAATACCGTCGCCCTTCGAATGTGAACTGCTCTGGTTTTGACACTTCGTTGACGACGTATTGCAAAAATTCTTTCAGCATTTTGGTTCGTCCTTAAGATTTGATTGCTTTCAGATTGCCTGCCTCATCGAACAATTCCCGCTCTTCGAAGTTATGGGCGTAGGCCTTGGGCTTCCCGCGTTCCTTCCGAAAAAACATCATGGCGTCGGCTTTGCATACGGGAGAGAGCGAAGTCTTTGCCTGGATTCCGACCGTCGCCGTGTTGCGTTCCTTGTTGGGCTTGATTTCGAAGGTGAGGGTAATCTTTCTCGTCTCGGTTGGGCTCCGGTTCTCATCGAGAATGTTGCTCAGGACTTCCTGCATAGCGTGGTCAAACAGTTCAACCGCTGCGCCGTGAG